TATGTAGACGCAGAAAAAAATATTCCTCATGCCCGTTTGGGCTTTTACTACAAATAACAGTTGACAAAACTCTAACAATATCATAAACTTATAATCTAAGGAGGACGTATATGAGTGACAGAACTTACGGTGCAGAAGAAAAAGCAAAACTGGAGCGTCTTGTAAATGAAGGCGTAACTGTTATGCAAGAGGTTGAAGATCTACAGCAAGGTCTAAAAGAAACAGTAAAGTCAGTGGCAGAAGAATTAGACATCAAACCAAGCCTAATCAACAAGGCTATTAAAGTTGCTAAAAACGGTGACTGGCACAAGCATTATGATGAATTTGAAGACCTTGAAACTATTGTTACAACTGTAGGCAAAGACAAGTAACCTATATGGAATTACTGAATTATCAGTATCAACTGTCAGATTTTATAGGCAACATAGGCGTAGTATTACTTGTGGGTACGTATGCCGCAATACAATTTGGAAAAATGGATCCAAAAGGATTTTGGTATTCTTTTAACAATCTTGTGGTAGCAATCCTGCTAGGAATAAATTTATACTTCAAACCCAACCTTTCCAGTATTATCATAGAAATATTCTGGTTTGGGTTAAGTATTGTTGGATTGATACGCTGGTACCAATTCCGCTCAGGTCGAAAGACGAGCATGTAGAAGGCAGGTTGGCCACAAACAACCACAACAAGGAGAAAAATATGGCTTACATCGATGCGATGTTCGATCGCAACTCGGACGTTATTCGCGTAGTGGAAAGACGCGACGGCAAAAGACAATTTCACGACTATCCAGTCAAATATACATTTTACTATGAAGACCCTCGAGGAAAACATCGTTCGGTTTACGGTGATCCTGTATCACGAATAGTCTGTAAAAGTACCAAAGACTTCCGCAAGGAAATTGCAATTAACAAAAACAAACGCCTGTTTGAAGCAGATGTGAACCCAATCTTTCAGTGCCTGTCAGAAAATTACCTAAATCAGAACGCTCCTAAACTAAACATTGCGTTCTTTGATATTGAGACTGACTTTGACCCTGAGCGAGGATTTGCAGATCCTGCAGATCCGTTCATGCCAATCACTGCTATCACAGTACATCTACAATGGATGGATGCTCTGATTACATTTGCACTGCCTCCTAAAACAATGACCATGCAGGAAGCACAAGAAAGTGTGAAAGATTTTGATAATACGTTTTTATATGAACGAGAAGCAGACATGCTGGAAGCATTTTTGGATATAATTCAGGATGCAGATGTGCTGTCAGGCTGGAACTCCGAAGGCTATGATATTCCTTATACTGTAAATCGTGTATCCAGGATACTGTCAAAAGACGACACTCGTCGATTCTGTTTGTGGAAACAGTTACCCAAGAAAAGAGAATTTGAAAGATATGGTAAAACAGCAGAAACATTTGATCTTGTAGGCAGAGTGCACCTGGACTCACTAGAACTGTATAGAAAATACACCTACGAAGAACGGCATAGCTATCGTCTAGACGCAATAGGCGAAATGGAAATCGGTGAAAACAAGACTGTTTACGAAGGCACACTGGATCAACTCTACAACAACGACTTTCGAAAGTTTATAGAATACAACAGGCAGGACGTTGCTCTGCTTGACAAACTGGACAAGAAGTTAAGGTTTATTGATCTATCCAACGAACTTGCTCATGCAAATACCGTTCTCATGCAAACCACAATGGGTGCAGTTGCAGTCACAGAGCAGGCAATCATCAATGAAGCTCATCACAGGGGCTTGGTTGTCCCTAATCGCCCGAAACATGATGATGCAGACGATACAAGAGCAGCAGGTGCTTATGTAGCGTATCCCAAAAAAGGCTTGCACAAATGGATAGGCTCTATGGACTTGAATTCTCTGTACCCTTCTGTTATCCGAGCATTGAACATGGCGCCTGAAACTATTGTAGGACAGTTGAGGCAGGACTATACAGAAGACTTCATTAAGGAAGAAACTGGCTTAAAGAAAAAGTCATTCGCTGCTGCCTGGGAAGGTCGATTTGGCTCACTTGAATATGACGCGGTAATGGAGCAGAGAAAAGATCTTGCTATCACTGTGGATTGGGAGAACGGCAACACAGAAGTTTTAAGTGGTGCCGAGATCTATGACCGAATCTTTAACTCTCATGCCCCGCTCATGCTTACAGCAAATGGCACTATTCTTACCACAGAATTTGAAGGTGTTATTCCGGGGTTACTTAAACGCTGGTATGCTGAAAGAAAAGAACTGCAGGCAAAGAAAAAGAAAGCACAGGAAGCAGGAAACGCTGTGGAAACTGCTTTTTGGGACAAGCGTCAGTTAGTCAAAAAAATCAACCTCAATTCACTTTATGGCGCAATTCTCAACCCTGGCTGTCGTTTCTTTGACAAGCGTCTAGGACAGAGTACCACACTCACAGGTAGACAGATTGTAAAACACATGAGTGCCGCAGTTAACAAGGTAATAACAGGTGAGTACGATCACACCGGAGATGCTATCATATATGGAGATACCGATTCGACCTATTTTTCTGCATATCCTACTCTAAAAGAAGATATCCAAGCAGGAAAAGTGCCTTGGACAAAAGATACAGTTGTACAATTATACGATCAAATATGCGAGCAGGCAAATACTTCTTTCCAAGACTTTATGCAGCAAGCATTTCACTGTCCTAAATCACGTTCTGATGTTATTGCAGCAGGCAGAGAGATTGTAGGAGAAAGCGGCTTGTTCATAACCAAAAAGCGATATGCAATTCTAGTATATGACGACGAAGGAACACGTCGAGATGTTGACGGCGAGCCAGGCAAAGTCAAAGCGATGGGGCTGGATCTTAGACGTTCAGACACTCCCGTCTATATGCAGGAGTTTCTAATGGAAATACTTCTTATGATTCTTCAGGGTTACGAGGAAAAGAACATTCTTGAACGAATAACAGAATTTCGTCAGGAATTCAAACAGATGCCGGGATGGGAAAAGGGATCCCCGAAACGTGCAAACAATATAGGTCGCTATCATAAAGAAGAACAAAGAAAGGGCAAAGCCAATATGCCAGGACATGTTAGAGCATCTATTAATTGGAACAATCTTAAACACATGAACGGTGATAGATATTCTCAAGATATTGTAGATGGCATGAAAGTTGTTGTATGCAAGCTCAAACACAATCCAATGGGCTATACTTCTGTTGCCTATCCCACAGACGAACTAAGACTGCCAGACTGGTTTAAGCAATTGCCTTTTGACGACGCTGCCATGGCAGAAACAATTATCGATCTAAAACTGAAAAACCTTATTGGTGTATTGGATATAGATCTAGAAGATACCAAGAGAGATAATACATTTACGTCTTTCTTTGACTTTGGAGAGTAAAATGCAGATTGAAATTAAAGTGTTGTTGGACACTGATAAAACAGATGATCGAGAACTGGTTGAAAAACTGGTGCAAATCATAGAAGAAGCAAAAAAACATTGACAATCATAAACTTATATATTATAATATTAAAAATAAGGAGACTTTACAAATGAAAGATATTTTGCAAGATCTGGTTTCTAAAACTCATGGGTTGGGGTTTCTAGAACTAGTTAAAGTTAATGGTGAAGACGGTGCTACTAAATTTGATTCCCTGGCAGAGGACCGTTCTGTAATTTTGTCTGCTGAGACACACAGCCCTGTGGCAGAATTTAATTCTGTATTTGGCATGCCAAATCTGGATAAACTTTCATTACATCTTAAAAATCCAGAGTATGAGGAACATGCAAAAATTGAGGTGGTCACTGAAGACAGAAACGGAGAAACTGTGCCGGCGTATATGCATTTTGAAAACGAAGCTGGTGATTTTCAAAATGATTACAGATTCATGAGCAAGGAACAAATAGAAAGCATTCTAAAAACAGCAAAGTTTAAAGGTGCCAAATGGAATACTGTATTTGAGCCATCACATGTTGCTATTCAGAGAATGAAGCTCATGAGTGCCTCACACAGTGACGAGCCCATTTTTAGTGTTAAAACCGAAACCGCCGGTGATTCCACAAATTTGATTTTTGTGTTTGGCGAACCCAGCATGCATGGCGGACGCTTTGTATTTCAAAATGATGTTGAGCAGCCACTGTCGCATACACTAAGCTGGCCGGTGAAACAAGCTCTTGCTATAATGAATCTTAATGGCAAAATTACAATGAGTATTTCAGATCAAGGCGTAATGCTTCTTAGTGTAGACAGTGGATTAGCCAAATACGATTACTTTCTGCCAGCACAATCCCGGTAAATGACAGCACTAATCTCATACAAGAATACAAAATCTACTAAGAGCACAAGATGAGTAAAACACAAGTAAATTTAACCGAAAAAAATAAAGATTATTCTGTATTTCTTCCTAGTATCAGTACTTTTTATAATAAACAGATTGCAAAACAAAGATACAATCCTGATTTTATTCCTGCAAGCAGAATGCCTGCTGAATTTGAAAATGGTGTTGAGGGTTGCAATTTTTTAAATGCTGAAAAGGGGTATTATAGCTATAAATGGTCGTTGTACTCAGCAGGACATGCATGTCTAAATTTATCTAAAGCAAATGAACAAGACAGCATGGTGCAAGAACGCGATCGAAAAAATACATTTATTTTGGGAGACTCAGGTGGTTTCCAGATTTTAAAAGGCGTAATACAGTGTGATTGGAATAACTTTAAATCTGACCACAGTCTTAGACAAACAATTTTAAATTGGCTAGAGCATACTGCTGATTACAGCATGATACTGGATGTTCCAACATTAGCAGCAGAACCCACTTTTTCTAAAAAAACTGGCATTACCAGCTTTAATGAATGCCTTGATTATACTCAATACAACAACGATTGGTTTGTTAAGAACCGAAAAGGCCATACCAAATACCTAAATGTTATGCAAGGCAGAAATATGGCAGAAGCAATGCACTGGTATGATCAGATGAAACACTATCCTTTTGAGGGATTTGCATTTGGTGGTAGCACAAAAAACGATATCAGCATCGTATTAACAACTCTTATTAAAATGAGAGATGAAAAAATGCTTGACAATCGTGATCTATTACACTATTTGGGTATTTCAAAGCTTGATTGGGGTGTGGCATACACTGCAATCAAAAGAGCTCTAAGAGAGCATGTGAATCCCAACATGGAAGTTACTTTTGATTGTGCAAGTCCTTTTATCGCAACAGCTAAAGGACAAATGTATACACAACATGTTCACAGAAACGATCGGTTTGGGTTCATAATGGATTCAGCAATAGACGATAAAGCATTGGCAGGAAGCAAAATTCCGTTTCCCTGGAATAGTCCAATTGCTGAAAGGCTTACACTGGGAGATATTTGCCACTATGCACCTGGAATGCTCAACAAAATCGGAAAAGAAGGAAAAACCAGTTGGGATAGTTTCAGTTATTTGTTGCTTATGTCACACAATGTATATCAGCACATTGAAAGTGTTCAACGTGCAAACTCACTGGTGGATGCTGCCAAAGCCAGATTCGACACCAACTACAAACACTGGCGAAAGCTTAAAAGAGGAAGCAAAGCAGAAATATTTGATCCCTGGGTGCCCAGAAATGCACTGTACATGGTTAATTTTATTGACGAATTATTCAGAAGTGAAACACCCATGACCATGATTGATGAA